GTACTATATTGAGCATGTGCTAATTAGCTATCATTATTGCGCTTCCTGCCGGTTCCTTTTTCTTCACACCTAAACGCATGATATCCTAATTAATGAGTACAGTACAAAATCTCGGAGTACAATCGTACGCACCGGTACTACACTACTTCTTCGTACTGCTACACAGACAGATTGCATACTACTAAGTACTTGGTACTACTTCCAACTCGCTGTATTGACTCGTCAGAGTTAACGTGGTACATATCAAAAACAACCTTAAAGGTTTTGTGGTGTGTTTGTTGTCTTTTTCTTGGAGTTTTTACTGCCCATCTCCAATAGTTTCGTGTATCGACGTTTGCCCATTCTGAAAGTCGTGGTCCAGAGTTGCTGAAGTTTGATGGTTTGATGAGCGTAGTTGGCGGATAGTTTGTGAAGTCCATTTTCTCAGTAGATGTATTGGAAGCTATTTGAGGTATTGTTACGTCTTGCGATCCAAAAACATAACCTTCTATTGGTGTTAGTCCGTTTTGAATTGTATTAGCACTACTAAATGCATAGAAATTGAAATCACCTTCGTTTGCAGTTTCAGCTTTATCATAAGCCCCCGTCGAATCAAAAAAACCAGCTTTAGTATATTCTCCTGTTATTATATCTTTTTTATACGTACGTATCTCCGCTGTCCAGGTGGTAGTGTAATCAAGATCGGGCGTATCAGCATCTACTGCGGGTGCCCAAGTAGGTACTGGTTTTTTTGATGGGTCTCTATCAACTACAAGGGATAGTTTGAATGTTTTTAAATCCTCTATACTTGGTACTAGTTTTTTAACATAAGGCACATCTGGCATCAGCACATTTGTCTCTTTTGTATGTATTGGTGGCGTAAAGTTAAATTTACGAACATTTGTGTAGTAGGTAGGTGTTGATGTTGTTAACGCGTTGTTAGGTGTTATTGGATGCAAGGCTAACATAAATCCAGTTGCTCCTGATTTAGGAACGCTACCATCTAGTAGACATTGAGTTGGGGTTTTATCTTTATATTCTGGTAGTTTACCGAACTCGGCAATTATATAATCACCCTCCTTAAAATCCCCTCTTCCCAAAGTCTTTTCCCAAGATACATGCTCTAGCATAGTTCCTTGTGATACGTAATCAGGAGCGTCTTCCAAGTTACGTGTTCCATTTAACTCGGATAGTAGCGTTATTCTAATCTTATTTGTTAGCGGATTGAGTCTATCAAATACAATCTCATTGTAAGTTACAACTTGTCCATAGGCGTAATGCTCTTGCTCGCTTGGGTATAGTAGCTTATATGCGTTTAAAATTTCATTATATTGTGAATTTGCAGGAATGCTAAATAACCCATCTTTTGTAAAGAGTGGTTGTTCAGCTAACCTATTTTCTCTAACTTTATTTAAAGCGCTTGTGATAGGGTCAACTAGTGTAGGTGCATATGTCTTAACAACGTTCATTTTGCTAGTATCTAAAATACTACTTTGCACTAATTGAGCTCCTTGATACTCCTGCACATATACTCGCAGCGATTCATCTACTGCTGGAGCTCCCGCTATGAGAGAATTTTCAACTGATAATCTAGGTTCCTGTAAGTAATATGATGACTGATTTGATCGTTGCTCTTTTGTGATAAACTCCTTTGTTGGCAAAAACCTAGATACGGAATTAGCTATATAGCAGCTAAAATATGCCTTCACTCCATCTACGCCCCACACTTTGCCTGCTATATAATCTTGCGCATCTGTTAAATCAATTTCTTGATAAATAACGTTTGTTTGCGTTCCTCCTTTTATTTGGTAGGTCAGCGGACCTCTTGTTATTAAATTTGCTTGACCAGATGTTAGTGGTTTGTAAGTAAAATACGCATTTGTATCTTTTTGCTTGATTGCTCCAAAATCTATTGAAGTTGGATTTGGTACCAACATATCTACGCTATAGCCTGTTCGTAGTGTGTTTTGCGCTTTGTAGCTTTTTATGAAATCAGCTTGCCCCTGCTCTCTTCCCCCTTCAGTTCCTCTCGATGCTAACATCCGAGCTTCTACTGAGCCAACTGCTGCTGTCCAGTTGTCTGCACCGGCAATACCAAGTGCATTTTGTACTAAATTTTTGTTAAATATTTCACTTTGTGTGTAGTTTGGATCAAACACCTCTAGCAATATAGCAGGTGTTGTAGTCACTCCAACATCGTTTGTTATTGTACAATTGTAGGATCCGGCTGATGTTAGTTGTACTGGGTTCAGTATCAGTGTTGGGTTTATTGCGTCTGTTATCGCTGTACCATTGTAAAACCACTGATACACCAACTCAGCAGTACCCGACTTAACTACAGGGATACCGTTTTCTATATTTAATATATCAGGCTGCGTAGCTCCTATTCGCAGCTCTATCTTACTGCCGGCAGCTGCTGTAATTGCACCACGGTCATTGACGTACATTGCCTTCTTTCCAATTGCCCAGCTTGTGTTGTTGCGTATTCGTGGATTTGAGGCATCTAGAATTGATCTTGTTATTATCGGTGGATCGTTTAGCTCATACGGATAAAGAGTATACTCTGTTGCGTTTTCATTAACAGACTCTCTTGCATTTTCTAGCAAGATTAAACTACTCGAAACCATTGGCGCATTACCCCTACCTAGATCAATAAAAACTCTTGGTTGCGTAAGTTCACTGGTTGCATCGAGTAGATACTTATATACCGTTGGGTTTATCATTACTTTGCAACTTTGAATATCCAGTTCTTATCGTAAATATACGTCTCTGAGCTTTGTGTTTGTGTTTTTATTAGTATTTTGTAGTATCTGTCTGTGTGTAGATCACTTAAACTTGCTTTAAAATAGCTTCCGTTGCCATCAGCACTCAACTTTGTGTAGCTTGTATCGAAGTCTATTACAGCCTCATCTGTGTGTGCATCCACAAGACTATAGTATGTTGTTGATGGTAGTTGATATGTCGTTAGGTAATTGCTGCTTGTTGCAAATGTTCTAGTTGGATACTTTGGTCTTGATGATATGTTGAATCGCACAACACTGCCACTTGAGTATTGTGGTTGTAAATTTGTGATGTTTACTACCACCTCATCGTTAAAATTAACAACAGAGTGGGTGGTGTGATATACCGAATCGTCATATTTAACCAATACTCGTGGCTGATATACCGTATGGGTGTCTTTGCTAAAAAAACGTAAGCTGCCAAATACACTATCGCTGGCTTCATCAATGTCGCTTTTTTTAATTATTAGCCCATTGTTTTGAATAGTGCCACTAATCCAAGCCAATGCTATAGACGTTATATCCATATTAACGTCCGTAGTTTGGTAACTAAAACTTTGAGATGCTACCGACGAAGTGTACCATGTACCGCCTCCTGGGTTTGTTGTCCAGCTTGCAGTTACTGTGGTTGTATAACTTGCTGTAGCCCATGAGCCTGATGCAGTTGTACCGTTTGTATATACCCAAGTTACCCCATCACTTCCTGTAGGCAAACTTCCATATCTACCAGTTCCCATACTCCAACTTTGCGATATTGGATAAGCGTATATTGTATAATCTACAGGAATCTCAGATGGTTCAGTTGCAAACAATCTTAGATAAAACTTTGGATTAGCTACTCCAGCTGCTGATGATGATAGTTCAGTTGTATCAAATTTTAATAAGATTCGTGAGTTATATTGATTACTACTCACTTCTGTTTTTTGCAACTCAATTACTTGATCCAGTCCAGTATTAAGCTTGCTGTACCTTTCGTATATTGTAGCGTCGTTTATATTGTATACTGATTTTATCATCTTAGTAGTTTGTTATGCGGCCTTGGATGTCTATGTTTGGAAACTTAACTTCAAATATGGCTGGATCCAGGCTTGGGTAAATTATACCGTTTCTTGTTGCAGCGTTTATATCGTACACTACGTCACTATATCCTAAAGCATTGTCGTTTAGGTTTGTTATCTTTAGCGTAGATACACTCTGCACACCGTCTATACTGAAAAGTAAGTTGAACACGTCACTGGTTACAATTGGTTGTCCAATTTGCCACTTATCAATGTTGAAGTAATCTTTTACCGCTTGTATTGCTTTTAGTAGTACTTCATTTGCATTGTAATTTGGCAGTGGTATAATGTCAAACTTTACTCCTATGTTGACAATATAAGCGTCCCTAATGTTAATGCTGTCTGTTAGCATTTTATACTGGCTCAGGTATGTTTTTATATTCTCCTTTACCGCTCTATTAACAACACGACAATTTTTATTATTATCGTATCCAAGTATGTAGAGATTTAGAGCTAACGGATTAGCTACAGTATCTAAAATTTCACTAGTTGCAATGTTCTGCTGTTCGTCTGGCATAATGTAAGCCTTAGCTGCCGATCCAAAGGTTGCTGGCATGCTATATACTCTCATTATGTAATCTTCACGAGTTACAACTCGATTTTGTGATGCAAATTGTGCTAGTGTGTTTTGTCTTATCTCCTCTATTGTTTCTTCGTTTCGACCACCACTTGCTGCCTCCCCGTTGTTTATCGATATACTCTGTAGTATTGCATTATTTAAAGTTGCAGTTGTCAACGGAAGTGATGTTTCTGTTGTATCGATATTGACAATGTTAGTGATTGAGTTTGACGGGACATTAGATGTAACCCCTCCTCCAACTAAATATGTTACAGTTAGTGTTGTATTTGACGGCACTAATCCATACGTGCTAGTGATTAGCGGGTTGGATGGGTCTAGTGATGCGTCTGTATCTTGCTTTCCATTAGGCAGTATTAGTCCAATTTGATCTGGTGTGGCTAGTAGCTCTTCGTCTGGTCTTGATGATGTTCCAGCTCCAAATTGGATTTCCAATCCATCTTCTGTCACACGTACAATATATCTACGTGGTACTTTTTTAAGCTTCATTAACCATGGCGTCTCTGAGCTGTAAGTTGATGACTCGGGATCATTAAAGCTGGTGTTCTCTATGCGTTCAAAAAGAGTGTCTTGGGCAAGATAGGGTACTTCGTACCAAATGTTATTATCAGAGTCTACAATGCTTTGTATTCCAATTAGCGGATCCGCTGCATCCTCTAGTAGTAGCTTCAAGTACCTTGTAGACGATCCAATCGTAAAAGTTTTTGTTCTTGTTTCTGCGCTAATTGCCTTAACTTGCTTTTTTGCTAAGTAGTAATTTATAGCTCCAGTAACCGTATCGTAGCTATAAACTGATATCTCTATTGGTGATTGTGATGTGTTTTCTGTGAAGTCAAGGTTAGTGGTTGTAATGAAGTTAATGCCCTGGTTAGGTGCTGATACCTCCATTCCTTCTTTTATTTTTAACGCATAAGCAAAATCAGGTGCTGTAGACGCTCCAGTTCCTGTTGGTGGTAGTAGTTGATAAACATCTAATGTTACTGATGCTGGTACAGACAGCTTTGGTTTGTATCCAAAAGCTGCTGCCATCGCTAAGAGATTTGCTTTTTCTTGCGCATGTACTAAAAAGTTTTCTTTAAAATTGTAATCTGTGTAGTAGGATAGTACATCTCCTACATACGCAGCCATATCCATAAATAAGCTTCCTGGTGATGCTTCGTTAAAATCGTTGTATGTGTCAGGGTAATAGGCTTTTGTAAATTCAATTAACCCTTGTTTAAAGGCATCAAAGTCCCTACCTACATACTTGATATCCGTTTGCTTATTTATTAGTTTATTCATTTGTTACTTCAATTAAAATTGCTCGTTGATCAAAGCCGCTTTCGCTTAGGCTAATGGCTAGTTTAACAAGTAGTTTATTTTCATCAGGTTTTGGTGTAATTATCAGCTCTTTAATAAATATGTAAGGTAAAAAAGTTGCAAAGTTTTGAATTATTCTAGCGTTAAGTGCGCTAACAGCCTCTTCTGTTAGTTGCTCAAAAAGCGTCCGTCTAAGACCACATCCAAATTGAGGTAACATTATACGCTCTCCCGGTTCTGTTCGTATTAGATTTTTTGCGTTGGCTAACGCTTGATCTATTGATAAGTAATTTTGTTTAAATCTAGATCCGTGATCGGTAGTCATTGGTAAGTCAATACCAAGAGCTACATTAGTCTCTAAATCTATAGGATTAACTTGAATGATATACGCCATTACGGTCTAAAATTTCCAGTGCTTAATTCTTCGGACCTTTTTAATACTGATGAGTAGTCTTTTACAAACATATCCGTTGCTGCTCCACCTATACCAGTAAAATCAGGATTTGGTTGTTCGTAGGTTTCTTCACCAAAACCTTGCATGTTTGCTGCTGTTTCATTCAATAAATCGCCTAAAGGACCTCCTATATTAGAAAACGGCTCATCTAATGTTACAAGCGGAGCTGTTCTTTGTTGTGGATATAGAGGTGGTCTTGGTGTTCCCTGACTTGGTTTTGCAAGTACCCTTCCTTCGTTTAGTTTTTTCATCTCAGTGCGTACTGCTAGCTGAACTTCTTCTCGAATCAACTCACGAAGCATTGACTTAAATTGACTAAGTTTCATAATATACGTTTTGAATAAATAGTACTGGCTATTAAGAATAGCCTTGAAAAGGTACTGATGCCAGTGCATAGCTTGGATTTGGAATGCTTGTGCCTGTCATATTCATCACTTGCATTTCAAAACCATTCTTTAGCTGCTGTGCAAATCCTGCGGATCCGTTTATCTCATCTGGATTCATTGGTGTAAACGGTGCCACATTCAGCACAACAAAGGTTGTTCCGGCTGGATTTTGCCAGTTAAATCCTGTCCAGAATAATCTGCCAGCTAATCCGAATACTGCAGATGCTGCCGCTATGTCAATCTTCTTTCTAAATTCCTTATCAAAACGTTTTCTTATACGCTCTTCTTTTTCATTTTGATACTTGGTTTTTGTTCTATCAATCCAACTCTGCACTTTGTTTGTTGCTGGTTCTATAAGCTCATCATTAATGAATTTCACTACTTTCTTTTCAAACTCCATTACTAGCCTAATAGCGCTTGTTAGAAACCCAACACCCTTCTCCAGCTGTCGTTTAAAAAATAATAGTGTAGGTTCTTCTGTGTGAGCTGGTATTTTATTAGCTAGCGCCTTAGTCTTTATTTTTAGCCTTGTTAAAAATCTATTC